AATCATGGCAAGTACAACGTTTAACGGCCCGGTAAGGTCGGAAAAAGGTTTCCAAGTAGCAACTAAAAATACTACAACAGGAGACTTTACTACTAGAATGAGTTCAGGTATGCCTGACTTAACTGGTTTATCAATCTCAGATGTAGCAACAGCGTCTACGCTAACTTTAGCAGCTGATACTATTTCTGTTGTAAATTACACAGGTGCAGCTGCTTGTGCAGCAACTTTACCTGCAGCAACAGCAGGCACAATTGTAATTTACTGTCAATCAAAAGACACAACTGGTGGAACAGCTACATTAACTTTTAATGCAGCAGGTTCTGACGTTTGGGCAACTGGTTCAGTAATTGAATCAAGAGCAGCAAACGAGGTTACTTTTGACACTTCAGCAGCAGGTGAAACACAATTAGTTTTCACACCAGCAAACGCAACAACAAACTTGTTGACTACCGGTGGACAAATTGCTTTTATTTGTTATGAAGATGCTACGTGGCACATTGCAACATCATTAGCTAGAGAAACAACTCAAGTTACTGGTGCATTTGCATTTGCAGCGTAATAAATAATTAATGTGGGGCTTCGGCCCCACATTTTAATTTAAGGAGAAAATATGAGTTCAGATCAAAAGTTTACAAATATAGCTAGCACAGGACAGGTAAAAACTATTTCTGGTGGTTCTGTTAATTTAGGACCTTGCAGAATAACTTACATACAAGCAAATGGTGTAGCATCATCAGTTGTTGTGTTAAGAGATATTTCATCTGGTAGTACAGGAGATAAAGTTTTTGAAGCTGATTTTGGCACAGAAGGTTTAGATATTTTTGTTCCAGGAAATGGTATCAGATTTGAAAATGGTGTTCATGCAACCATGACTAACACAACGTCTTTGACTATTGGTTACACTGGCTAGGAGTTTAAATGGCTAATACTACTTCGGGAACAACAACGTTCGACAAAACTTTTGCTATTGATGAAATAATAGAAGAGGCTTTTGAACGAATAGGTCAACAGAATGTTGCTGGCTATCAATTAAAAAATGCTAGAAGAACATTAAATATATTACTTCAAGAATGGGGTAATAGAGGTATCCACTATTGGGAGATAGATGAACTTAACATGGATCTGATTGAAGGACAATCAGACTACGATTTTTTTAGATCTAGCGCTGATGGTACGAGTGCTGTATCAACACCAGCAAATGTATTTGGTATGTCAGATGTTCTTGAAGCACAATTAAGGTCTAATAGAACTTCAACAGATCAATCAGATAGCCCAATGACAAAAGTAGATAGATCTACTTATGCAGGTTTTTCTAATAAATTATCTAAAGGCACGCCTAATCAATATTGGGTAGAAAGATTTATTGATAAAGTAAGAATACATATTTATCCAACACCAGATTCAACAAATGCATCTAAAGATATGCATTTTTACTATATAAAGAGAATACAAGATGTGGGTGATTATACTAATGCAACTGATGTTCCATTTAGATTTATACCTTGTATGATATCAGGATTAGCATATTATCTATCTATGAAATACATGCCACAAATGATTCAACAAACAAAATTAGTTTATGAAGATGAATTTGCAAGAGCGTTAGCAGAAGATGGTTCTGCATCTAGCACTCACATAACACCAAAAGCATATTACCCAGGAACATAATGGCAAAGTACGCAACAGGTAAATACGCAAAAGCAATATCAGATAGATCTGGTATGGAGTTTCCATACAAAGAAATGGTTAGAGAGTGGAATGGTTCTTTTGTACACGTATCAGAATTCGAGCCAAAACAACCACAATTAGAACCAAAACCTATGAATGGTGATTCTATATCTTTAAGAAACGTAAGACCCGGTAGAACAGAAACAGCTGTTCCAAAACTTTTACCATTAAATCCATTTACAACAACAAATGGATCTACAACAATATCTGTAAATGAACCTGATCATGGTAGATCAAATAATGATAGAGTTAGATTTAGAGATGCAACTGTTGTTGGAGGAGTGGCTGCAGCAACAATAAATTTAGCTGCAGGTTATTTAATTACTAAAGTAGATAATGATAATTATACCTTTGCAACAGCCACAACATCTAGTATAAGTGAAATAGGAGGAGGTGGTTCTGCATCTGCAGGACCTGTAACGGTAACAGCATGATTAAAAAATTAAAAAATTTTATTTGTAATTTATTTGGTATTAAACAATGTGCATGTCCTGAAAAGGATGAACATCTTCAATTATACGAAGATATGCCAGAACCAGAAACTCCAATATATATTGAAGAAAACGGAAAATTAAAACATTGCACAGGACATTTACGGTTTAGAAAATCTTGTCCTCGTTGTCAGGAGGTTGTACAATAATGTCAGGATTAAGTGCATCAGGGTTAAAAACACAAATAAGAAGTTATACTGAAACAGATTCTAATGTTTTAACAGACGCTGTTTTAGAAAATATAATTCTAAACGCTCAATATAGAATAATGAGAGATGTGCCTATTGATGCAGATAGAAGACAACAATCTGTAAATTTAGTTCCAGGACAAGAAAGTATTAATGCTCCTGCGGGTTGTTTATTTATAAGAGCAATTCAAGTTTATGATTCTAGTTCTGTTTTAACAGGACCAAATGTTTTCCTAGAAAAAAAAGACATGAGTTATTTACAGGAATATCAAGATGTAACAGGAACAGCAGCAGCTCAAGGAAAGCCTAAATATTATGCTATGTTTGGAGGTGCAACTGGAAATACTGATACGACATCAGGTAGAATATTTTTAGCCCCTACACCTAATACTAATTATTTAGCTAGAATACATTTTAACAAAATGGCTGGTATTTTAGAGGGTAATGACACTAATTATTTAAGTCTTAATTTTCCAAATGGTCTATTATATTGCTGTTTATCAGAGGCATATGGATTTTTAAAAGGCCCGATAGACATGTTGACTTTATATGAAAATAAATATAAACAAGAAGTACAAAAGTTTGCTAACGAGCAAGTCGGTAGAAGACGAAGAGATGACTATACAGATGGTGCTGTTCGAATACCGGTAAACTCAGTAAACCCGTAGGAGAAAATTATGGCAATAACATCAGCAATATGTTCAAGCTTTAAACAAGAGCTTTTACAAGGTAAACACAGTTTTGAATCTTCAGGTGGTCACACTTTTAAATTAGCGCTATTTGATAGCGATGCAAACTTAGGTGCTTCTACAACAGGATACTCAACATCAGAAGAAATTACAAATACATCTGGAACTGCTTATACTGCAGGTGGAGAAACTTTAACAAATGCTGGTGTATCACTTTCTTCGACAACTGCATTTACAGATTTTTCAGATGTAACTTACACATCAGCATCTTTCACTGCAAATGGTGCTATGATATATAACACAACTACTGATGGTGGTTCAGGCACAACAAACGCTGTAGCAATTATAGCTTTTGGTGGTGACAAAACAGCGAGTAATGGAACTTTTAAAATTGAGTTTCCAGCAGCAGCAGCGACTACAGCAATCATTAGACTAGCATAGGAGGCCGACCATGTCGGTATCTTCAGGATGGGGCAGGTTCACCTGGGGCCAAGCTTACTGGAACGCAGACGCAACTTTAAAGACAGGTTGGGGTGCACAAGCTTGGAATGGTGGAGGTGCGTGGGGACAAACTTCTAATCAAGTAATCACATTAACTGGTCAATCAATAACATCTAGTTTAGGAACGCCGTCTGTTCCTGATGTAATTGTAGGTTTAACAGGCCAATCAATAACATCTTCACAAGGTGAGGGTTTTGTACCTGTTGTAATAGAAACAACTTTATCTACATCTCTTTCTGTTGGAGCTATTTCACCTATAGAAATGACAGTAGGACTTACAACTCAGTCTATGACTGCGTTTTTAGGAACACCTGATGTTGCCGATGTTGTTGGCTTAACAGGTTTAGGTATAACCTCTACACAAGGAACTGCGATTGCACCAAATGACACTGTTCAACCATCTGGTCAATCAATAACAGTATCACAAGGAACTGCTAAAGGAACTTCTTCACAAGAAGCAGATCTAACAGGTCAATCAGCTACTTTAAGTTTAGGAACAGTAACAATACCAAATGATACAGTATTAGTATCAGGTATATCGGCAACATTTAGTTTAGGATCTATAGTTGGACTAGGAGGAGCTGTAGCTTTACCAACAGGGCAATCAGCAACAGCTAGCGTTGGTTCTCTAACAATAGAAGAAGGGCTAGGATTAACAGGTCAATCATTTAGCGCTAGTGTAGGAAGTATTTCACCTGTAGATATGCAGGTTGGATTAACAGGGCAATCCATGACTTCTAGCATTGGAACACCTATTATTTTTGCATATGGGGATATTGACACTGGTCAAAATAACAGTTATTCTGATGTACCAACAGGTTCTAATGGAACTTATTCAAATGTTGCAACAGGAACAAATAACAGCTATAATGATGTAGCAGCTTAGGAGAATTTTTTATGGCATCATCATATACCCCGCTAGGGATAGAACTTCAAAACACTGGTGAAAACGCCGGTACATGGGGTGATAAAACTAACACAAATTTACAAATTATAGAACAAATAGCCGGTGGTTTTACACAACAAGCTGTTTCTGATTCAGGGGACACAACTCTTTCAGTATCTGATGGTTCAACAGGTGCAACTCTCTCACACAGAATTATAGAATTTACAGGATCTCTTACAGCATCACGAAATGTTACAATACCTGTCGATGTGCAAAATTTTTATTTTTTAAAAAATGCAACTTCTGGTTCACAGAACGTTGTATTTAAATATGTAACCGGCACAGGAACTTCAGCTACAGTTGCAAACGGTAAAACTGTAATTGCATATGCAAAAGCAGATGATGGAACTAATCCAAGTATTGACACAATATCATTAGCAAGTGACTTAGTTGATGATACTACACCACAATTAGGTGGTAACTTAGATACTAATTCTTTCATGATAGACTTTGATGATGCTCATGGTATCAGAGATGAAAACGGAAACGAACAATTAATTTTTGAAACAACATCATCAGCAGTAAACCATGTTGATATAACAAACGCTGCAACAGGTTCTGGTGCACAGATTGGTGCAGTTGGAGGTGATTCAAATCTTAATTTACGTTTAAGACCAAAAGGAACTGGTGTTATTGAAGCAATGGGTGCAACAAACCCAGGTTCAATTCAACTTAACTGTGAATCTAACTCTCACGGAATTAAACTTACTTCACCCCCACATAGTGCTTCACAGAGCTATGAGCTTAAATTTCCAACAGGAAATGTTACAGCAGACAGATTTTTAAAAGTTGCTAGTATTACAGGATCAGGCACAACAGCAGTTGGACAGTTATCATTTGCTGAAGTATCTGGCGGAACCTCTTGGCAAGCAGTTAAAACTTCTACATTTACAGCTGTGGCTGGTGAAGGTTATTTCGTAAATACAACTAGTAACGCAATAACAATGAATCTACCTGCAGGAACTTTAGGAGATGAAGTTGTATTTATAGATTATGCAGGAACTTTTGATACATACAATTTAACTATATCTGCAAATGGTTCAGAAAAAATTGTAGGATCAACTGATGATTTAACGGTTTCAACAGAAAGAGCAGGAAATACTTTAGTGTATACAGATTCTACGCAAGGCTGGCTGCTAAAGAATAATTAATCATGGCAGATTATAAGGACATTATTGGGACGGCAGTCCGAAACAATGCAGGTAATTTACCTAGCACTCAAAAAAAAGAATTATTTTTTGATACTACTAATCTAGATTTTAAATATCAGTTTGCTGCTGTTACTTCAGCTGGTGTTTTTAGAACTGGTGGTAATTTAAATCAAGCTAAATCTCAAGTTGGATCTGCAGGAACCTATACACAAGCTCTATGTTTTGGAGGAAAAACAGATGCCTCTAACACTACCACTGCAAATACAGAACAATATAATGGAATATCTTGGACAGAGGTAAATAATTTAAATACTTCTAGAAGGATTGGAGTAGGAGTAGGAGGTTATACGAGTGCCTTATATATTGGTGGATATATTACATCCACTCAATCATTAAATGAAAGTTGGAACGGTACTTGTTGGACTGAGGTCAATGATTTAAATACTGCAAGACACGCCCTTGGCGGGTGCGGGCCATCTACTTCAAACGCTTTAGCTTTTGGAGGATATGATGCTACTTCATATAGTGCAGCTACAGAATCTTGGAATGGAACATGTTTTAGCGAGGTCAATGATTTAAATACTGCAAGATTTACTAATCAGGGAGCTGGTGCAAATAATACTTCGGCTCTTTGTATGGGAGGAAATTCTGGTTCTAGAACAGCTATTACAGAGAACTGGGATGGAACTTCTTGGACCGAAGTTAATGATATGAACACTGCAAGAGATTCTGCAGGTGGTTTTGGTGTAGTAACTTCTGCTTTAGTTATGGGAGGAAGCACAGGATCTGTTACGGCAGTTACAGAATTATTTAATGGTACATCTTATGCAGAGCAAAATGATTTAGCTACTGCAAGAGAGCACATTAAAGCAGCTGGTACAACTTCTAATGGATTAGCGTTTGGTGGAGATCTTCCTTCCTCTAGCGCTTTAACAGAAGAATGGGTTGGAGCTGGTGCAGCTATCGGAGCATGGTCAACTAGCACTAGTATGAATACTGGTAGAGCACAAATGGGAAGTAATGGAACATCAACAAGTGCTTTGGCTTATGGAGGAACTTCAACAGCGGGAGTTGCACTTACAGAATCCTGGGATGGAAGTTCTTGGACTGAGGTTAATGATTTAAATACTACAAGATTTACAAATGCTGGTGCAGGGGCAGACAATACATCTGCGTTATCCATAGGTGGAGAAACACCTCCAGGAACTAAAGCAAATAATACAGAATCTTGGAATGGAACATGTTGGACTGAAGTTAACAATTTAAATACAACAAGAGCTCAACTTGGCGGAGTAGGTATAATTACAGCTGCTTTAGCTTTTGGAGGTCAAGATCCAAGTGCCCCTGGAAAAGTAGCAGTTAATGAATCTTGGAATGGAACATGTTGGACCGAAGTAGGGGATTTAAATACAGCAAGAAGAAGATTAGCTTCAACAGGAACTTATACAGCGGCGTTAGCTACTGGTGGTACAACAGGGTCAGTTTCAAACACAAATGAAAACTGGAATGGATCCGCATGGACAGAATTAAATAATTTAAACACTGCAAGAGAACAAATAAGAAGCGCTGGAACAACAACCAATGCTCTAGCATTTGGTGGTAGTGTTAGTCCAAAAGCACAAACAGAGGATTGGAATGGAGTTAGTTGGCAAGAAACATCGGATTTAAATGTTGCTGGAGGTAGAGTTGGTAGATCTGGTGGTTATACTGATGCTCTTGCTTTTGGAAGAAACACACCTGGTGGAAACACTGCTGATGCTGAACAATGGAGTAGCGTTTCAAATACAATTAAGGTATTAACAGATTAATAAGGAGGAAACTATGGCAAAAACATATCAATACTGTGTAGCAGAAAACTGGGGAAAAGGTTTTATCGATCACGATGAATCTTTTAGAATCACGTTTAGAGGTTACCCAGCTAATGTTTGGCAAGTTCCTGCATACAACAAACATGCTAATCTTTGGATTGCCAAAGTGGCGGGTGTCTTAAAAACAAAAGACGAAGCTCAAGCATTAGTTGATGCAGAAGTTCAAGCGTCACAAGCTGCGTGGGATGCGTTACCTGAAGAAGAAAAAACAGATGACAATCCAAGACCTGCTGATATTATATTGGAGGAGTAAAATTTTAAATGGCTACTTATAAAGAAGTTAGAGGAACTAAGATTCGGGATTATACTACTAACCCTGATAACCCGATAGAGGGAGACGTATGGTATAATAAAACCGATAATGTTTCAAAATACGAAATTCCAAATGTTATCACTTCTTTTAGAACTATAACTTCTCTTAATACTCCAAGAAATAGTGGTGCGGGAGATGGAACATACACTGCAGGTATCGTATCTTTTGGGCTTCCATCAACAGCTAAAACTGAAACATGGAATGGATCAGCTTGGACTGAAGTGAATGATGGTAATACTGCAAGATACCAATTAGATAGTTCTAAGTCTGGATCAGTCACAGCATCTATAGTATTTTCAGGAAGAGCTGGTACCCCCAGAGTAACTAACGCAGAAACTTGGAATGGAACATGTTGGGCTGAAGTCAATGATTTTAATACAGCAAGAAACTCATTAGGTGGTGCGGGAACATCAACATCAGCTTTAGGTTTTGGTGGATATTCAACAGCAGCGACAGGTGATACAGAATCTTGGAATGGAACATGTTGGACTGAAACAAATAATTTAAATACAGCTAGATACGGTATAGGTGGAGTTGGAACAGACAACGAGGCTGCTTTTGGTTTTGGAGGATATTCAACAACTTATGTTAATGTGAGTGAAACTTGGAATGGAACTAGCTGGACTGAAGTTAATAATTTAAATACATCAAGAGCTTTTTTAGGTAGTGCTGGAATTGAAACAGCAGCTCTAGCAATAGGTGGTGGAGAACCAGCTGTGGCTAATACAGAAGTTTGGGATGGAACTAGTTTTACTGAGGATGCTGATTTAAACACTGCAAGACAAGAAGGTATGGGAGTAGGTTCTGGTTCAACAAATGCTTTATTAGCTAGTTCTTCAGTAGAAGAATGGAATACATCTGTGGCTGTTGGAGCATGGGCAACTGGTTCAAACATGAACACAGCTAGAGGTGATTTAGCTGGCTCAGGAACATCAACAAATAGTTTAGCAATGGGTGGTAGTCCATATAGAGCTTTAGTAGAATTATGGAATGGATCAACTTGGACAGAAACTACAGATTTAGGAACAGCTAGACAGGTTCTTTCAGCTGGTGGAACTTATACATCAACTTTAGCTTTTGGTGGTGACGCTCCCCCTAACACAGGTAAAACTGAGTCTTGGAATGGTTCAGCTTGGACTGAAAAAGCAGATTTAAACACTGCAAGAAGAGAGGCTATGGGAGCAGCAGCTAATAATACGGCAGCTTTATGTTTTGGTGGTAAAGAACCATCATCAAGTGCTAAAAATGAATTATGGAATGGAACAAGTTGGTCAGAAACGGCTGATCTTAACGAAGATAAAAGAGCAGCAGGAGGAGTTGGAACTAGCACAGCTGCACTATGTTTTGGTGGTCAACCAGGAAAAGATTCAACAGAAGTATGGAATGGAACTTCTTGGACCGAAGTAAATAATCTTAATCAAGAAAGATTTGGATTAGCAGGATCAGGTTCAACAACTGCAGCTTTAGCTTTTGCAGGAAGTCCTGTGCCTCCACTTGCATTCATAACAAACACAGAAGATTGGAATGGAGTTAGTTGGTTTGAAACTACAGACGTTAGTGTTGGAAGAAGATATTTAGCTGGATCTACAAATGGATCTAATACAGCAGCTTTAGCATTTGGTGGATTAACACCTTCAGCAAGCGCGTCAACAGAGGTATGGAGTGGAACTTCAGAAGTGGTTAAAACAATAAGTACGGATTAATTATGAGTAATTACAAAGATATTATAGGAACACATATTAAATCAGTAACAACTGATCCACCTAATCCAGAGAATGGACAGATGTGGTATAACTCAACAGATAAAGCTGTAAAAGGTTTTAAAATAAATACTGGAGGATCTTGGGCCACTGCTAATGCCATGAATAGTGCAAGACAAAATTTAGCTGGCGCTGGTACACAAACAGCTGCAATAGCCATTGGAGGAAATCCTGTGGATGATCAACAGGTAGAATCATACAATGGTACAACCTGGACTGAAATAACTGATACTAATACTGCGAGACAACAACTTGCTTCTTCTAAAATTTCTTATACTTCTACTTTAGCGTTTGGAGGAGAAAATGATAGTAGTTCACATCTTGCGTCAACAGAGTCATGGAATGGAAGTACATGGACTAATAAAAATGATTTAAATACCTCTAGATATGTATCTGGTGGATCTGGTGAAAGTAACACTGCAGCTTTATGTTTTGGTGGTTATCAATCTACTGATCTTACTCAAACAGAATCTTGGAATGGAACTTGTTGGACAGAGACTAACGATTTAAATACTGCTAGAAATGCTATGGGATCAGCTGGAACGTATACCTCTGCTTTGTCTTTTGGTGGAGAACCTCAACCAGCTACAAATCAATTGACAGAATCTTGGAACGGAACTAGTTGGACAGAAGTTAGTGATTTAAACACAGGACGAAGACTTATCGGTGGTGGAGGAGCTAATAATACAAGTGTCATAGCGTTTGGAGGAGCGGATCAACCTGGAACTAGACAATCAGCTAGTGAGTTTTGGAATGGATCTACTTGGACATCGATAACTAGTTTAAACGCTGCTAGAAAGGGTTTAGGAGGTGCAGGAATTGCAACATTAGGTTTAGCTTTTGGTGGAGATGCTGCGCCAGCAAATAATTTGACTGAAGAACTTACTCGTCCAGTTGAACAAACGGTGACATTTACAGTTTCTTAATACTTGATATTATTTATAGAAAGTGTATAAGAAAAATAAGAAGGATATAAAGATATGAAAAAAGATGTAAAAGAAGTAATACAAGGTGAGGAACCTCACTTAAATAATTTATTAACACAAGAAGATTTGTCTTCGTTTAAAGGTATGGTGGACGAGCTTCGTGACACATGGACCAAGAAACAAATGTTTCGAACAGAAACAGAAGCAAGGTTTTCTGTGTTACAAGATAATAGATACCCAACCAAAGCTGCAAAGTATTGGCAGTGTGTGAGAGAACAATCTAGCTATTTAGATAATCTTATGGCTTTATCATTTGACTACAGAAGAAACGAAGCAAAAATAAAATGGTTAGAAAAAAAATTAGACAAAGAAGAAGATGAATACAAAGCCACTAAATATCAAATAGATTTAGATGAAGCTAGATTTGGTAAAGCATCTATGGAAAAAGTTGCTAAACATAGAATGCGTGAAATTAAAATGTGGTCTAAATTAAAAAAAGAATTTAATGATGGATCATTCAATGACAAAGATGTTAATCAACACCAATTAGAATCATATGGTATAATGTATGCAGACAAAGCTAAAGGAATTACTAAGGGCACATCCGAAGCAGAAGTGTTTAATATTATGGGGCAGTTAAGATCTTTACAAAGAATTAAAGCTAGTGGAGAACTAGAAAACAAAACAGAAAAGAAAGAACAAATAACAAATGATCTCGGTGCAAAACCAAAATTTTGATTTTGTATTTTTAGGGCAATCAATATTAAGATATCAAGTGCCTCTTGAAGTATTTCATATTATAAATTCGTTATACGAAAATAATAAAAACAATTTAAATCCTGCTAATCAACAGTTAGTTGGTAAAATAGAAAGTGAGCATTCTTTGTACTATGATGGTAAAGATGAATCTAAAATGAAAAATCATAATAGGTTGCCTTTAATTGTTAAACATTATTTTATGCAATGTTTTCATCACTATTTACAGTGGAATAAAATAAGAGAGTATGAATTACATTTAAATTCAATATGGGTAAATGAAATGAAAGCACATGAATATAATCCAGTTCATATTCATAGAGGTATGTTATTTACAGGTTTATCATCTGTGATGATTTTAAATTTACCTTCAACTTATGGTAAAGAATATTCAAATGATGAAGTTCCACAAAATGGTAAACTACAAATATTAGGATCGGCTAGTGGTCAGTTTGCAAAAATAGATTACCAACCTGAATTAAATCTAAGAGATTTTTTTATTTTTCCATATGACATGAGACACTGCGTTTATCCTTTTAATAGCACAAATGAAACTAGAAGAACTTTAGCTGCAAACTGTGATGTTAATTTTGATCCAATAAAGAATAGAGGTGTAACATGATACTTGAACCAAAATGGAAATCATACGTTGTTGAAACAACAGGGCCTTTATTCACACCAGAACAATGTCAAAAAATAATTCAAGCTGGAAGATCTGAACCAAAACAAAATGCAAGTATTGGTTTGGCTAACGAAAAAGGTGGAGTAATAGATACTAATACTAGAACTTCTCATATAAGTTGGATACCTTTTAGTAAAATGAAAGAAATGTATGCCGACATAGAAAAATTTATGAAAAAAACAAACAACAATCATTTTGGTTTTGATGGTATGCAAATTACAGAACAAGCGCAGTATACAGAATATCCACACGGTGGTTTTTACGATTGGCACATGGACTCTGATCTTCAGTTTTCACATGAGCCACCTGTTAGAAAAATATCTATGACTTGTTTACTATCACATGAGTCTGAGTTTCAAGGTGGAGAGTTACAAATAGAAAAAGACCAAAACAAAGTAAAATTAAAACAAGGGCGGGCTGTATTTTTTGCAAGTTTTATTAGACATAGAGTGGCTCCTATAACAAGTGGAATTAGAAAGTCTTTGGTAATGTGGTTTGGAGGTCCACCCTTAAGATGATTATAGAACAATTTTTTCCAACAACTATATATGGTAAAGATGTTAATTTAGATAACGATCTTTTTGCAAGAGAAGTTGTTGAGTGGTCTAAAAGAGATCCTGGAGAAATAAGAACAAACATGAATGGTTGGCATAGTCCAACTACAATGCATCAAGTGCCAGTGTTTAAACCTTTAGTTGATGAATTATTTAAAATGCAGTTTGAAATATACGAACAAGAATGGTTGGAAAGAGAACCAGTAATAGGTAATATGTGGGCTAACATAAATCCACCTGGTGGATATAATAGACCACATTTACATCCTAATAGTCATTTTAGTGGAGTATATTATATCAAGGCTCAAGAAAATTGCGGTCATTTAGTTTTTAACGAACCCCGATCAGGAGCACACATGGTTATGCCATCTAGAAAAAAAGGAAAACCACCTAAACATTTATGGAGAGAAGTGCATATTCAACCTATTGTTGGTAGAATTATAATGTTTCCATCATGGCTTTGGCACTGTGTTGAACCAAATAAATCTAATGATATAAGAATATCCGTAAGTTTTAATTTTATTCAAAAAGGATTTACTGCATGATTGTTCATAAAGATAAAATAGTGTTTAGAGAAGATCATTTAAAAACAGAAGAAGGTAGAATGTCTCAAACTAAAAATCCAAGATGGCAGGCATTAAAAAAAGATATTGAAAAAAATGGTATTATAAATCCTCTTATATGTACAAAGGATGGGGATAAGTATCGTTTGTGTATGGGGATGAGAAGATTTATTGCAGGATGTATTCTTGGAATAGATGAGTATAGAATAGAAATTGTACAAGATGAAGAACCAGAAACTTTGTTAAATGCAACAAGCAAGTATCAAACAAAACATAAAGATGGGACGGACATAGCATTATGAAATTTAAATATCAGGTAATAAAAAATGCAGTATCTTATGAGTTAGCTAATTTTATATTTAATTATTTTATGCTTAAAAGAGAAGCTGTTGGTTGGATGTACAAAAACAATATAATCTATGACACAGGTATATTTGGAACTTGGTCAGATAAACAAGTGCCTAACACATATTCACATTACGCAGATATGGTAATGGAAACTTTGATGATGAAAGTATTACCAAGAATGGAAAAAGAAACAGGGTTAGAATTATTACCCACGTATTCTTATGCTAGAATATATAAAAAAGGTGATATATTAAAAAGACACAAAGATAGACCCTCATGTGAAATATCTACTACAGTTAACCTAGGCGGAGATCCATGGCCTATATTTATCGACGGTACGGGGTCTAATAACGTCATAGACGAGTATAAAAACATAATGAAGCCCAATGCCCCAGAGGGTACAAAAGTCTTGCTTGAAGTAGGTGATATGCTAGTATATAGTGGTTGTGAATTAGAGCATTGGAGAGAACCGTTTGAAGGCGATGTCTGTGGACAAGTGTTTCTTCATTATAACCATGTAAATGGTCCTTTTGCTGATAAAAATAGGTTCGACAAAAGGCCGATGTTAGGTCTTCCGCCATTCGTGAAGGCATAATAAAATGAGGTTATATGCTACAAAAAATAGGTTTTCAACCTGGAATCAATAAACAACTTTCAGCCACAGGAGCAGAAGGTCAGTGGATTGACTGTGATAACGTTAGATTTAGATATGGCACACCTGAAAAAATAGGTGGTTGGAAACAATTAGGTGATAGTAAATTAACTGGTGCAGGTAGAGGTCTTCATCATTTCGTAAATAGTAAAGGTAGAAAGTATGCAATCATTGGAACTAACAGAATTTTATATGCTTTTTCTGGAGGTATATTTTATGACATACATCCAATTAAATCTACAACAACACTTACTAACGCATTTAGCACGACCAACGGATCATCAACTGTTACAATAACATTTAGTGGTTCTCATGGTATTGGAGAACAAGATATAGTTTTATTAGATAATTTTAGTTCAATAACTGGATCTAATTTTGCAGCGGCAGATTTTAATGATAAAAAATTTATGGTAACAAGTGTGCCATCAAGCACAACTATTACAATTACAATGCCATCAAACGAATCAGGATCTGGTGCAACAACATCTGGTGGTATTAGAGTGCAACATTATTATCCTGTTGGACCAGCTGTACAGGCAAAAGGTTTTGGTTGGTCACTGGGATCTTGGGGTGGAACAGCTTCAGGTGTTCCAACTACAACATTAACAAATGGTATTAATGATACTGTTACCACAGGAATTTTATTAACTGATCCATCTCAGTTTCCTAGCACGGGTACTAACTTTATAAAAATAAATAGTGAAGAAATACAATATACTGGAATATCAGGAAGTGAACTTACTGGTGTAACAAGAGGTGTAAGAGGCACAACAGCTGCTGCTCACAATGGTGGAGATACCATAACAAGCACAACTACTTTTGTTGCATGGGGTGAAGCTGCATCTGGTGACTTAGTATTAGAACCTGGTATGTGGTCATTAGATAATTTTGGTGATAAAGCAATTTGTTTAATTCACGACAGCGCAGTTTTTGAATGGAACTCGGCCTCTGCAACAGCAGAATCCACTAGAGCAAATATTATAACTGGTGCACCAACTGCATCAAGACACATGTTAGTTTCTACTCCTGATAGACACTTAGTATTTTTTGGAACTGAAAGAACAATAGGTGATCCTTTAACACAAGACAATATGTTTATTAGATTCTCAGATCAAGAGGATATAAATACATATACACCAACAGCAACTAATACAGCAGGTACACAAAGACTAGCTGATGGGTCAGAAATTAGAGGAGCTATCAGAGGTAGAGATGCAATTTATGTTTGGACTGATACAGCTTTATTTACACAACGTTTTGTTGGTCAACCATTTACCTTTGCGTTTGCACAAGTTGGAACTAACTGTGGACTAGTTGGACAAAATGCATGTGTAGAAGTTGATGGTTCTGCATACTGGATGTCAGAAAATGGTTTCTTTAGATATGCTGGTAAACTAGAATCACTACCTTGTTTAGTAGAAGATTTTGTATACGACGATATAAATTTATCATCTGGCAATCAAATGGTATCTGCTGGATTAAATAATCTTTTTGGTGAAATCATATGGTTCTATCCAACTTCCTCATCATCTGTTGTAAACAGAATGGTTGCATATAACTATTTTGATTCTTCACCACAAAGGCCTGTTTGGACAAATGGAACATTGGCTAGAACTATGTGGGAGGACTCTGCAGTATTTAATAAACCACATGCTTTAGAATATAGTGCATCGGTTGACACATCTTTTGATGTTGTTGGTAATACTGAAGGGTCAACCATATACTATGAACATGAAACAGGCACAGATCAAGTTCAAGGTGGTACGACTACTGCAATAGTTGCAAGTATATCTTCTGGAGATTTTGATATAAGTCAAAGAACAACGGCATTAGGTCAAACAACAGGAGCTGCTGATATTAGAGGAGATGGAGAATTTATAATGAAGATAAGAAGATTTATACCAGACTTTATATCTCAAACAGGTAATACACAAGTTACATTACAATTAAGAAACTTTCCAAATGACTCACAGTCTAGTTCAGCACTTGGACCATTTACAGTTTCATCATCTACGCAAAAAGTAGATACACGCGCAAGAGCTAGAGCTATTGCATTAAAAATAGCAAATACAACAACAAATCAAAGTTGGAAATTAGGAACGTTTAGATTAGATATACAACCGGATGGACGTAGATAATGGCAAAGATAGTACAAGTATTAACAAGACCATCAGAGCAATATGATTTACCTACTGCAGAAGCACAGGTTAGAGATCTTGATGCAATAGTTGAAAAATTAAATACTACGTTTCAAGAAGAATTAAAACAAGAGGTAGAAGCATTTAACTTCTTTTTAAATTAATGGCTAATAGTTTTAAAAATAAAAAAGTAGATTTAACTACAACTGATCTTACAACATTGTATACAGTGCCAAGCGCTACAACCACTGTTGTAAAATCATTATTAGTAACAGAAGATGCTGGATCAGGAAGTACAATAACTATTACATTAGTAAATTCTAGTGGTGCTATATTTAATTTATTTAAAGATAAAGCCATAGCATCCAAAGCAACAACAGAACTTTTGACAAATCCACTTGTAATGGAAGAAAGTGAGATATTGAAAGTACAAGCTGCTGACGCGAACGAGCTGCACGTCATAGCTTCTATATTAGAAATACAGCCAAGAGAGGTAGTAGCGTAGTGAAAGACATACCAATTATAGAACCAAAAGAAGTAATAACAACAATAACCAATATGAAGACAGGCGAAAAATATAAGGATGATGCTGATTGGAAAGCAAAAGGCATACCTGAATCTGACATAAGAAAAGATGTCAGAGTGATAATGCCTAGCCTTGATTTATTTGGAGAAACAAAATAAGATAGATAGATGG